AACCATACATTATACTTAGTAGAGTTAGCCATGATAACGAAACAATACTCTTGATTCTCTTGTAAATAAACAGGAGAGTCAAATGTAAACTGTGTTGCGTCTACGTTAGGGCTTGGGTTAAGAGTATTTAAATCTCTTACATTAACACTGCTAGGATTTAATGTCTTCTCTGCAAAAGGCAATATTGTTTGAGTAGGAATACCATTCTTCATCTCACGAATCTGTACAGTAACTGATTCAGTAGCATCTTTAGTATGGAAGAATAACTCGATAGATGTTATGAATGCACCACCGTCTGTATCAATCATGAATGACTGAGCCAATGGATCTACCCAATACACATTTGTTACTTCTGAGTATGCCTTAGGAATAACTCTTCCATCAGGAACTTCACGACGCTCTATAAGAGGTACACGTGTAGAAATTGTAACGTTTTCTTTTGTTTCAATAAGGCCTTTAGCTACATAGTTCTCTTCAGAAGATGTAGTTGATACTGCGTTAGTTGCAGAATCTGTTAGCTTAAATAAACGTGATCCAGTCTTGAAAGACTTAACAAGGTTGTTAGGAATAAAGAATGATCCAATCACTTCACCATTGTCATCTGTAGTTAAGATAGTAGCGCCAACAGGGTGAGCAACGTGTTCATTCTTACCTGTTAATACTGGGTTATCGTTATCAGATGATAATGTGTATGTAGCTTCTTCTCTAACAAATGCAGATACATCTATGCCGTCAAAGAATGCATATACTTGAGTATTAGCTTTTAGACGAGTACCCTTGAAGTTAATGATTCTCGATCTAATGAAAGGAGCGAAGTTAACTTCAACAACACGATCACCAATATCAGTAGTAATTGTATCAGGTACAACAAAAGTTTCAATGCCGTTTCTGCTCTGGCCAGTCTCTTTCATTTTAGTAGTAGTTACAGTACGCTTACGTCCTGAAGCAGATGTTGAGTTACTTGAAGAAGTTGTTTTACCAACCCAAGTGTCGCTCCATTCATCCCATACAGTACCTAGAGAATTAGTCTCATCAATGATACCCATCATTGCATCATATACGCCTTCTTGGTCAATAACCAAATTAGGTCGCTGAGTAGTATCTCTCCACTCGTCAGATGATGGTGATAATTGAATCTTACCTACCCAAGAGAATACATCGAATGGGTTAACATTAATCCAACCAGAAGCTTGATCTTGATCTGCAAGAGCTACTTCAGTATAAGGTAATGTAATCAAATCACCTGTCTTCTGGATAGAAGAACCAGTACTGATATATTTTAACTTAACGTTATCAGTTGCAAATTGAGGTCTAAGTTCATGCTTAGTACGATCGATAGCAGATCTATATTCAGGGTTAGATACATCACCAACTGAGTGAGTAGTGAAACTATCTACAATGAATCCAGACTTAACACGTTGAACGCCAGTACTTGAATCGATGATCTGACGGCCTTCAGCATCTTTCTCTAATAGAGATAGAGATGTGTAGTACTCAAGATTATTAACTCGCTTATCGATACGACCAATATCACGCATTGTATAACGCTTGTTATCGATCATTGTTGGGAACACTTCAGTAGGACCTTCTGTATATGCTTTCATGTATACGTTGTAAAGTACCATTGCATCCTTAGGATCTTCTGGTAGTACAGGTTCTAATGCAGATACACCTTCTACAACACCAAACACACCTTTCTTATCAATAAACACTTTATCGATACGGTTTAGGTAATACTGGATGTCAGTAGTGAAAGTAGTCTGTGGTTCTGGACACACGGTAAGGTGAGCACCAGTTCCAGTGAAGTTTTCACCAGCATTTGATTCACGTGGACGGAAGTCAATAGAAGATCTAAGCTCTAATGTCTTGCCTAATGATTTAGATGTGTAGTTAGGGATGTCTTCGTATCTAACTGCGTTACCGCTATAATCCACTAAGTTAGCATAAGAGTCAACCGTAAAGAAGTCACCTGAACCAGTATGTGTAAAGAACTCATACTTAATAAGAAGCTGACCAGTAGGAACGAATGCTGTATTAGGCTTCAATTTGATACGAGAAAGAGCGTAGAAGTTATCACGCTGACCATTATCGAAGTCGTAGTATTCAGCAACATCTTCATCAGAAGTTGTAGCGCCAACACCCATACTGCCTGACATATAAACATTCAGTAAGCGATAACCATCTGCTCTATCTAATTGCATATCAGCTAAAGGAGTCGATACACTGAACTGATTAACGTTCGGACCACCACCAGTAGTAAGTGATTTAACTTTATGATTCAATGAACGCTTAACACCAGCAATCAACGTTACGTTAGTAGCATCGTATGAACCTAGACCAGAGATTGTAACTGATTGAGATCCACTTGCAATTGTAACAGAAGTCATTGTAATAATGGTCCCGTCTGCAGCAGATAGAATCCAGTTTTCTGTATCCCAAGGCTCGAATTGCTCAGCTGTACCTACTGTAGTGAATACAGCATCACCAGAAGCAACTGTGTCTGTACCGATCATACGGTTACAATAATACACATAGTTGAAATCATCAGGATCGTTGTCTGCACTTGAGTCGCATGTCTTTACACGATCGAAAGGAGTATCAAATACTAATGTATTTCTACTTGGATCTTTGATGATTGCTTTACCAGAGTCTAATACAACTGTAGCATTAAACGGAAGAGTTCCAGCAGTATACATTGTACGTACATTATCGAATACTTTACCAGCATTCATTTCGATATCAAACAAGTAGATGTTATATGCACCAGATCCATTAAACACTACTGATCTTGCTCTAGCAAAACCGATAGTAGCAGAGCTAGCATTAACTAGATTGATTCTACTGAAGTTATCAATGTAAGGAAGACCTGTAACAGTATTAACTACAACATAGTTACCCACTTGTGCAGGAACAGAAGCAGCTTCAAATAATGTTGATTCTCTTGCCTTGTTTGTAGCTAGTTGGTTTGTTGATAAAGTCTCTATTTCATATCCACTAACGTATGCCTTTGAAGGTTCCATACCAAGTGATATCTTAGATGAGTCACCACCAACTGCATTAACAGTAGTATGTTCATTGATATCCATTAGGAAAGGACGAACAGAGTAGTTGCCAGATTCATCGAATGTACGACGAGCTAACGTCTCTTCAATTACAGCGTACTCAGTAGCACGTACATGCTTTGATACAGTACCAGCTTTAATTCTAAGAAGTAGTAAGAAGTTATCTGTAGAAGTTACACCAACAGCTTGCTTCACTAACTTAGTAGATATCTGATAACGATGAGCACCAGGTGCTGCATAGTTTGGAGTACCATTTGCATTATCATTTAATGATGAGTCGCCAGCAGAAGTCTGAATATCTTCAGAGATTTCTAAACCAACGTCATATGTAGGAGATGCAGTATACTTATCAAGCACAAGAGTGTCAGACTTAACAACAACCATGTGGCCTTTGATGAAGTAAATACCATCTTCTATAGAAGCGATGGATCCAAATCCTGTTGGAGCAGTATCAGCAACAGCACCAGTGAATGATCCTGAAGTGATTGAATCGGTAGATGTAAATACAGTCTTACCAGCTAGGCCAGTATTAGTATACTTTAAGTATAAAGTAACCAGTTCAAGTCCTGATGCAGCTTCGGCATGAACTACTCGAGCTGTTAATGGCTCAGATGCATGACCATCAGTAAAGGTTAAACCTTTTAGCTGAGTCATATCTGTAGCATTAATAGTATCAAGCTTAACGTAGTCAATAGAAGGTTCTACTGTAGAATGACCAGGAATGACCATACTACCTTCTTTGAATAAATTACTAGAAACCTGAGTAACCTGGTTCTGCAAAATAGATTGTAGTTGAGTTAATTCACGTGCCTGGACAGCGTGACCGGGTCTAAAGAGAATTTTATTATATTTCTCTTTAGGCGTTAACCCGTCGACTGCTGGGGTAGCAGTCTCGAAGTCATCGTAATATGGTTCTACATTAAACTTAATTGTCATGTCTAACTACCTTAAAATTCTAGGACTAATTTGATTGTTTCGATCTGATCGCCAGCTCTGTTGATAGGAGTACGATTCTCTAGGAAGATTACTTCACCTGAATATGGTTCTACTTCTGGGTTAGTTAATGATGTAACATCTTGACCCACACCACTAGCTCCACTTAGTCTTATATAGTCAGATACACTAAACCCTGTAAATCCAGTAGCAGCAGTTTGATGATATCTGATAATACCGTTAACAGAGTCGTATGAATCTACAACGGCTTTAGCACCAGTTACAGTTCCCTCAATAGTTGTATCATTAGTGAACGTTCCACCAAGAGCAATTACTAAAGATTTTGTAGCCGATAAAGTATCAGCAGTTGCTACAACAGTTGTTCCGAAGTTAGTAGGATTACGTACTAAACCAATTTGACGGAAATCATTACCTACGATAAAGTCACCAGCACCATCTGCATACACTAACTTAACGTTAATAGTAACATAATGAGCCTTTAGATCTTGACGTGGATCAGAACCAAAACCACCAGTAGGAGGAAGGACTGCGTATGCTACTGCACCAGAACCACCGCCGCCAGTAATTACAACATTAGCTTGATTATATCCTGTACCTGCATTAACAACATTAATACCAGTGATAATACCAGCAGCAACAGTAGCTGTAGCAGTTGCACCAGATCCATCACCTATAACTGTAATTGTCGGAGCAGAAGTATATCCTGTACCTGCATTAGATAATTTAATGTTATAGAATGCACCAGCGATAGCATTTTCTTGAACGTCCCATTGGTTTCTCAAAGCCGTATCAGCTGCAACACCTGGATCAGCTGTGATGTAATCAACAGGAATGAATGCAGATGTAAGGAACTTAGTAGTAGCATCTGTAGATAAAGAGAACATATACTTCCAGATGTATCCGTCTACTGATGTATAATCAATTATGCCAGAAACCTGAACACCTGTTAAATCTGGGTTCTTAGTAGAGTTAGCTGGACCAGCCTTTAGACACATATACACGTTATTGTTGTCTGTAATCACATAATATTCTTTAGATTCTAAAAGATGATCTTTTGAATCGTATTCTGAATAAGGCTTAGATATCCACTGATGACGTGGAGTGGCATATCTGATGTCAGTTGATAGAACCTTCTTCATAGCGGTCATACGTTGCCATGCATCAGTCTTAGTATAAAACTCAGAGTCTAATGGGGTATCAGGCACAGTATCATCAGTCCAAGCTTCAGATCGACCGATAAAGAGATAATATTTTGAGGTATTCAAAAGATCGTTTGCGAACTCTTTAGTCGCGTTTAATCTAAATTGGTTGGTGATAATGGCAGTCATTTATCGATGCTCCTAGTTTGAAATTTCAATGACGGAATCCATGTTCACGTCTATGGTCTTATTTATAACGTCTTCGAAAGTATAATTAGCGAATTCGCCAACGCCTGATGTAAGACTGAATTTAATATTCTCGAACCATTCTTCTGGCCCAAGATTATTTGAGTGTACTTGAGGTTTAAACTCTTTAGTATAATACGATGCAAGAATAGAATTTCTAGTCTTAACGAACGTTGGTGTCATACCTACAACAGGTATGATGATTGGAATAGGTAAACCACCAGACTGATATCCATGTTGATTCTTTGGAGTAGATTGGCTTAACGCTTCTATGTATAATAAGATCTCACCAAAGAACTTAAAGCCTGCAGGATGTATCAATCTGTTGAAAGCGTTCTTCCACTTATCAGCATTCTGTCCAGTTCTCAATACATAAGAGAATTTCTGATAGAAGTATGAGTCTTGAATGAACTTCTTGTATGATAAGAAACCATCATCTGTAGAGTATGAACCACTACATCTGATTGTTACTACATCACCTATTGATAAATCAGATGTAAATATTAATGAATAATCAAGAGTGTTAGTCGTAGAGTTAACAACAGTAACAGGTGTATAATCTGTTCTATGCACGTTGTTAACAAATACTAATACATTATCAAATTTAAGCTTCTCGCCGCCATCATCATTTCCACTGATTGTTGCACCAGCAGAAGATAGTGTGTAAGTATATAGAGCAGCATAATTATCTGGATTAGCAATTGTATCTGCGCTCAAGTCGTTCCACTTACCATCAGAAGGCTTTAATATATCATCCTGAGGAAAGTAAAGTTCAACATTATCAGAGTACAATATGTTAAAGAAGTTATCAATTGATTGTGGTGTACCAGAACTTCTATACTGATTAGCTAAATCCTTATATAGAATCTTAGGATCAGCAGCAAACTTACCAGGTACAGCAGTAGCAATCTCTTTATGAATCAGTGGTAAGAATTCTGGCTCAACATGATCTATGTCACGTTGAAGCTCAATCGTATTCTGATAGAAGCCTGCCTTATTTTCAAGTTCTAAAAAGTCAATATATGCCTTCATAAAATCCACTAAATCTGGATTCTCTGCTGCAATGTGATCCGGTATGATACCGGATATTATTGTCTTTAAACCTAATGTATCGCTAACATGAGCCATATTACTATCTCGGTGTGGTTGTGTAATTTACGCCAGCGCTTGTTCCGCCCGTGGACATAGTATCTACTTCGCCTTTAATAATCGATTCATTATATAGAATAGTTAACAGCTCATTCCGCTTTGGTGCCAAATCATTTGAGTTAGGTTCTACTGTAAGTTCAATATATGTACCAATAAATGCTGTTGGATTGAACGCATCTAATACAACCTTACCTGTAGTCTCATCAATGTTACCTACTTTATTAGCAATAATAGCAGTAGAGTCAGAAGCCAGTACGATATTAATATAACGTACACCATCTTCCAATACATCTGAGAATACACACTGCTTGCTCTTATAAGTGAACACTGTAGATTTTAATACAGGGTCTGCAGAAGTAGACTTAAATATAGGAGAAGAGAATGTAACTGTATACTTTGCTTCAGTATTAATTACAGGTGTAAATCTCTTCTTCATGAATACTCTACAGGTGGAGTTCAATATAGCAACTGAAGATGAATCAATACTTTTAAGTAGTTTAGAATGTCTGAACACACCATCAAATCTCTTTAGTTCGTCTGTATTGTACTTCTCTATCTTAGCACGTACTAAATTCTCAAGCGAGTCTAACGACAAGTCTGATTGGTTAGGGTTATACTTAAAATACGTCTCAAGATAAACGTAAGTGTAAGTAGGATCAACCAACGTAGGTGTAATAGATACAACGTTCTTTGGCTTCAAGTACTTTGATATAATTGTAATCTTATCTGCAGCAGATACTGTTTCAGCATCCTTTGGTTTGATAGAGATATACACTTTACCGTAATCTGGTGGATCATTATCTTCACCACCCCACACTGATATAGCATCAATGTTGGCATATGAATTTACAATGATAGACTTATAGTCATCTGGTGTTACTGCTCTGTTCTGAGATACAAAACCAAGAGGAGCATTGAATCGGATTGAATCTATATCTTCTTTCTCTGATCCACCAAGTGCCTTCTGAATCAATGTGATAGTCACATCTGAATTGCCTTGGATAGTATCATTCAAAGAGAATACATTAGCTCCGTTTGCAGCAGTAGTGTCGTTAGTAATGTAATTCAACTTAATGATATTACCATTAACTAACTTCTTACCAAGTACACCATCACCGAATTCAATGTGGTAGTATCCATCTCGGCCTTCTGATAGGAAATATATTTCACTTAACGAGTTGATCTCTGAAACGTCTGTTGATCGTACGTAGTTTGAATACTCTGATGATGAAGCAGACGTCTGAATAGTAACCGTAAGAGATGATGTAACAGCAGTATCAAATGGAAGTCTAAACTTTTCACTTGTATCAACGTCATATACGTATGCAGTATCTCTGAATAGTCCCTGTAGAACCTTTACATTAGAGAATTTGTATACACCACCAACAGTAGGTTCAATAGACAATGTCTCATCAGTTACAAAGTAATAAGTCTTACCTTCAACAGATGTAGAAAATTGTGTGCCCTTATCCATAGTCATCGGAAGCAATGTACCATTACCACCATCAATACCTGTTGGACTATTAATAAGCACATCAATGTATGCAACAGCAGAGTATGCTGAACGAGGTGTGTATCCTAACAACTTAGCATGTGATACAACAGACTCTCTTAGCTGAGCAGAATCAATGAATGTTTCATTCAATGCCATATTAGCCGCTAGAGCGTTGTAATGAGTTACATATGCTAACACATCGATAACTGTACCTAATGCAGAGCCCTCGAAGTTATAATCCTGAAACTTCTCTTGAGCAGACATATAGGTTTTAATGTCTTTTTTGATATCATCAAAATCTAAG